CAATTACTGGCTCCACTGAATATGGAATCTGTGGAAAGGTCAGACCAGGCGTGTTGGAAGCCATAATATTTTCTTTTTTACTACGCATATTCCGGCCCCGTACACCTACCTTATCAATGGTCCCTTTGGAACTCTTTCGATTCTCATGACGGATACCTTTAAGGAAGCCATTAGCTTCGTACGCCATATCCGTAAAGGCTTCGACTTCCTCATAATTTAGAGCGTTTTGGTCCATAGGTGTGACGATAGTTGATTTACGAATGCTTGTGCTAGCGATATTACCGTTTGTTCTCATGGTTTGCATTCCTCCTTCGAATTACAAAAAGCGTCCGAAACTTACGGCGCCTTCTGATTTGCTTATTTCTTCTTCATCACCTTGCGCGGAAGCACCACGGCTGTTCTTTACCAGTTGCACATCTGCTGCCAGCGTCTGCATCTGCTCACTTAGTGGTGCCAGAGCTTTTGCTATGGCTTCTGTAACTGCATTCTCCTCTGCGGTCGTAGTTGAAACTGCGCTACCTGCAGGTTGGCCACCTTCGACGCCTTCTTCCTTCTTAAGTTCCGCAATCTCAGACGTTAGGCCTTCCACCTGCTTTGCGATCGGGGCCAGTGCGGCCGTTACAGCCTTTGCAATATCTTCAGCTTTCAAATCGTCTTCCTCCTCAGGCTCTTCCTCTTCAGGAGCCGTTTTATTTTTCAGTTCGGTCAGTGTGGAAATGGCTTCATCGATATGTTTCAAGTTGTTGGCTGAAATCTTCTTACCGGCTTTAGCAATCGTTGCTGGTGGCGTGCCAATAGCTTTAATGATGTCGTCCTGAATCAGTACACTTTGTGCGATATCCACAAAGTCCTGTAGTGCCTCCCTAATGGTTTCCGTATCGGTTTCCATCCCGCTGTTATAACTGTCCCAATTAAAAAGAACCGAGTTGAGGGCATCCTGCGCCGCCCAAAATTCTCGGTTCTTCCGGTTCTTATGGTATTTATCAGCGACCGCACCCTTTTCGATCAGGCCGCCCAGCGCTTTGGCGATTCGACTCAAGATTCCCTTGGATACCTCCTCTTCCTCCTCGATCTCTTCCCGCTTGCCAACGCCCCACATTGAAAATCCAGTTATCTCGCCTTTCTTTATTGCCTCCCAAGTATCGTCTTCAGTCACTTTCACAGCTGCCACCCAGGAGCCCTTCACTATCTGCTGCTCACCAAGCGTCATGTCACAAGGAGCAATGTACGACTCAATGACAAAACCCTTATCTACTTCGAGATCATGCTGCTTGTCGATGTTGTAAGTATGCTGCTTCTCCATGAAGAGATGAGCTGCCTTCTCGATCTCAACTTCATCCATTTGATCGTCATGTGCGTCTGCCACATCCGGTTGATACACAACGCCTTTGACAATCCGCTTATCCTCGTCAATCTTGGCGATCTGGACTTGCTTCTGTATAGCGCCGGCTTGATTGGCTTTCTGCGCTTTGATAATTGCAAAAGGTACACCATTGGCACCCTTGTCTACCAAGGAGATGTGTGTGATTTTGGCATCTTTCAGTTTATAGCTCATGTTCTATTCTCACCTCCTTTCAAAGCTTTCATGAATATGGTAAATTTATCTTTAGAAATGTGTTGAAGCTAGGACTGCTCCTAGGGTTAGGCATAATTCCTGCGATACTGCTTTGGTGTGGTGCTCTTGTCTCCATTACGGCATTACGTTATGCAAGTTACAGACTGATGTCTGAGCCATGCAAAACAAAAAAGGAGGCGATGCCAATGAGAAAACAAACCTCAAAAAAGACACCCCGGAAACTGTTGGCTTCAGCAATTGAAACGGTTTGGGCCCTTTCCATAAGCTTACTCGCAGGAGTAGCCTTAACTTGAACACATAACATGGTAAGATCGTGACTCTAAGAGCACGATCTTTCTTTGTTTGAGCCTATCCTATGATCGACTGCATCGTGCACCGACAGCTAATAATCTCCTCGGCTCGTCCTGCAGGATCACCTGGAAACATCAGTTTACTTTTACCGACTTCAAAGGGCTTGTCCAGCGGCTGTACCTGGCCGTTGGCCTTACGGTGTGTCTTCCGGGTGCGATCCCCCTTGGAAGACCTCCACTTCTTACCAGTGACCACCTCGGATTGCTTCCAGCCCTCCATCTTACCTCCGTTGGCCGCTGCCGTGCTCATGGTTCGCGAAACGGTAATGGCCCTTTCCATATTGAATGGACCAGCATCACCCTTAGCAGCCGACGCGCTGATCTCACGTACCAGCAGTGCCCGCTCGGAAGGTGTCTTCCCCTCTTTGATTGCTTTTTGAAATGCCCTGGTCATAACATCCTTACTGGTTCCGTTCATATCCGGGACCAGCTTTTTCAGTTTCAAAGCGAACCGGGATGCCGCCTTGTTTTTAGTGGACCAGGTCTTGTCGGTGTTCAGCACCGTCAGCTCCGATTCGCCGGCCAGGTGATACAGTGGCGTGAAGGCATCATACACCGCCTGCTCGAACTTTACCGTAAAGAGATCCCCGCTCTGAACCGACAACAGCACCTTTCCAAGTTCACCGATATCAATTAGCAACTCCTCGCTGAGTTCCAGAATCGCATCATGCAATGCCTTCCCTTGCAGCTCAAGGATTTCAACTATTCGGGTTTCACCATGCTTGTACATCTCCTCTAGCACCGTCCGCTCCGCATGGGTCAGTTCCAAGCTATCCAGAAACTCTGTATCGTCCGCTTTGGCGATGAGCTCCCAGCAATCCTTACACATGGCCGATTACCTCATCATGACTCTGCCGCAACAGACGCTTGGCAATGATGGATACTTGCTCCTGCAAATCGTTCACATCAGAGTCAGGTTCAGGCAGGGTTAATGCAGGCTGACTGCCCACAAGCTGCGCGATTGGGGTATCCAGATATTCTGCGCTGTATTTGGATTCATCAATAGTTGTGTCCAGCACTTCCTCAGCAATTGGAATCAGATCACGGACCAGCATAATACCTTTATCTGCGATAAAGTCCAGCAACGCCTTGCGGTCTTCGGGGTCAATGATGCGTGGCCCACGCAGGGTCGCCCGCACGCGAAAGATGCCCATGGCCGGGAATAAGCGTTTATTAAAGATCTCATCCATGATCCACTTGCGGTACGGTTCAAAGACCTGCTCCTCTGCAAACCGCAGTGCGGCCTGCGCCGTAGCGCGGTTGTAGTCGGAGCTCTGGCCAACCAGGATCGGCGGCAGCCGAAACGCGGAAAGGATATCAGCTTTCTTGTCCTTCCCGTATTCCAGGAACAAGGCATCCTGCTGGAGCAAATCATTTAGCTTGTCCAGCTTAATAGCTACCTTTTCAACCTTTTCATCTAACGGTCCACCAGTCTCCTCCCCGATAGCTTCCAGGTAGAGTATGCCGCCCTGTGACTGCGAACCTTTTACATTCTTCAGCAGCTCCATCGATTGCTTCGTCAGTCGGCCATTGGTCACTGTTAGCAGCATAGAGAGCATTCGACCATTGCTGAAATAAGAAACGTTGAGTTCCTCCGCCTCTCGACTACCAACCACTCCTGGTGCATTCCCAAACCAGCGCGGTTCACCATAAGGACCATCGTTACCAAGTTTTAAGGGAATAATCTGATTGCCTTGACCCTCGGTTCCAAATGGTCGGAACCACACTACAGACTGCCCTCGCTTCATAGCATATTTCCGGGCATAGATATCTTGGGAGAATTCCTCTACCTTCTTCGATGACCGGATCAGCCGCTTACGCTTGATCGTCACCTTATCGGTTTCTCGAGTGCATCGAACAAACTTTGGATTGATTCGATAAAGCGTTGGAAACTCACTGCCGGCGGGCCATGCAATCTCAACATTTGCATTCCCGCTGCTCTCGATGTCCTCAATCAAAGAGCCGATAATCTCATCCGGTGTATCCTCCAGGTTACAGGTTTCCAAGAACTTATCAGCCTTGTCCCACTCCTCCTTAGCAGTCTCATCGCTCTCACCGGGGAGGTACTCCAAAGCAATACCATATCCAGCAATGTTTCGCTTATACGCCTCGATGCACTGCGGAATGATGTTACTGTTCTTAACCAGCAGTTTGCAGGAGGCAGGGTCATTGCCTGGTGGAAACGGAAGCAGCCCGTGCTGATCGTATAGGTTTTCAAAACTATCCGGTAGCTGTGCGCTCGACGGAATGAGCCTGTCCTCTCCTTTGGATATTTGAAACCACTGTGCCTCGCCACTCATGCCTTACACCCACCCCACATCATGATCAGATCGCTCCTCTCTCTCTTTTTTACGCTGCTTCACACGTTGCAGCAGATAATCCGTATGGATACCGTACCTACGCGCGTCACAGGTATGGTCGTTTTGCTTAATAGGCTTGTCTTCGCCCCGTTCAGCAGCCTTTTCATCCCATACGTAAGACACCAACTCCTGAAGTGAATTGGTGTTATCGGCACAGATATAAAGTTCATTATTCTGAAATCGGTTAGATACCGTCTGAATACCATCTAGTACAGTATTCACTGCAGCACGGATATTGTTGATTCTCCGCTTCTTCAACTCAATAATAAAAGCCTTTGCTGATGGGTCGATGAAGATTGAATACTCATCGCCATCAAGAAAGGCCTCAAGGTCATCCGCATATTCACCATTCGTTTTCTCACCCTTATGGCGGATATTGTGATAATACTCATCCAGCTCATAATAGACATTCCCGTGGACCCCGTATTTCAGGAATGCTGTCGGGTTATTGGCCCCATAGTCAATACAAATGAATTTGCGATCAAACTTGGCCGGAAACCAGCACCGCGGCTTTTTATGAATCGCGTCGTTGAACTTGGAGAAGATTACTCCTTCGGCCATAACCCACAGCCCCAGAATGTACCGCTGATAGAATATCCCGCTGTACATGCGCCGGTACCGCTCACGCACCCGCTCGGAGAGAGACAGGTTATCCTCCATTGTAAAGTGTAGGTGCAGTGCGTGCTTCTTCTGCAACTGGTCCAGCCATTCTTTTTTGAACCAGTGATACGGTCCCGCAGGGTTACAGTTGAACCAGAGCTTTGCACCATCTACGGAACAACGAGCAGTCGCTTGGTCAACGAAGGACTTCGGCATGAGTGCCACTTCATCGAAGAACATCCCGGCCAGCGTAATCCCGGCGATTAAATCCTGTGAGCTTTCGTCTCGTCCACCAAATAAAAAGAACCGGTTGCTTATTAAGCCCCGGGTCACAGTCAAAACATTTTCAGATCGATTGTCATGAACATGATACCCACGGCTGGCCAGCATGCGCTTCAGCGGTCCGACCACGTTACGCCGCAGCGCGCCAATTGTCTTTCCTGACATGCCGAACTGTTCTCCTCGGAAGGTGTCCATTGCCCAGGCTATAAAGGAGAATGACATGCAGACCGTCTTACCGGCGCGGACCGAACCATCACAGATGATTGCGTCTTTATCGTGGTGTGGGCTTTCAGGTGTCCACCATGTCAGCACTTTAAGCTGCTTATTCGAGAAAGGGGACCACTTGAACGCCGCTGTTTTGAGTTTAAGCTTCGCCATCGTGGCTCCACACCCCCGCTGCCATGCCTTTCAGCGCATCGATAAAACCATCATCCTCAAAGGCTTCCTTACCTCCACCACCGCGCAACATTTGCAGCTCATACTCCATGGTTTCGATGCGGATACGCTTTTCGTCGTCAGTTAATCGATTCTTGAGCTCAATGGCCCTAATCTTCTTATCCTGAATGCGGGTCAGGGCTTCCTCAAGCTTAATAATGTCGTCCAGCTTACGGAAACCCTTCTCTTCGATCTTCGATTCCATCATTTCATTTCGACTGTGTGGGATCTTCTTCGTAATGCCGGTCTTCTCATCATGGATCTCCGCGACTTCCTTGATGGCCTTCATCTCATAGAGCACGCTGCGCTCGGTCTCGGATAACCCACCCATCAGGGATTTAATCCGGTGCATCATACGGCGCTCACGAATCGTTAGAAGATAAAGGGATTCATTTGCCTGGACGATCGGGTCAGTGTCTACCTGATCGATGAGCTGCTGCTCGATTTCGGTTAACGCATCCAACCAAATGGTTTCATGCTCGCCTGTGGTGACTGCCTTCTTGTTGCCAAGCGGCCCACCGGCACCACCACTGTTTCCCTTCGCGTTTTGATTGCCCGGAGGAGCACCGCCACGATTACCGACTGCGTTTTTGTTCCCTTTGGGAGCGCCGCGATGTGGAGCGCTCCCTTTCGATTCAATTGGAGCGCTCCCTTTGAATTCAGGTGGAACGTTCCCTTTGAGCTCCTCTTCCCAGCTGTCCATTGCCTTCCACTTTCGGACTTTGCTGTCCGGAATAGAAAGAGCGGCGGCGATGTCCTTAAGCTTCATCATACCGCTGCTCTCCAGCCACATTTGCTTTGCCTTGTCCCGCTCAGGACTGCGTTCTCTGGCCATGTTACATGTCACCACCCCCAACAAAAAAAGAACGCCCGAGGGCGTTCTTAATGAGTTACTGTAAGATTATATTTTCCAGCATGCCATTCAAAATACTTTTTGGTATTCTCATTCCAGTGAAGACTGCTTTGTCCTTCAATCTCAACTATTTTCTCCAAGAGATCAGTTGTGACTGGCATACACAGATTTTTGTGAATCACTCCGTCTTTAAGATAGATGTAGCCCTTCTCATAAAGATCATCACAACCAAATTTGCACATCGGCATAACAATATTCTGATAGTCTAATCTCTCTTCTCGAGAGCATTTCGCTCTCTTCTTAATGTGAGCTGCCACTAACATATTTACAGGATAGTATTTTCCACAAATACCGCAGTATCCGGATTTCTTGTTCTTAAAGAGCTGTTTCCGAAGAAATGGCTGCTCTCTTCTTCCTCTACCCGAATGATTGGTATCCAGATCGCCTTCAATTTCCAAGCCGAGTACCTCTTCGATATATTCCTCTTCCGTTACCTCAGGAAGATAAATCTCACTCTTCAAATCAAAAGCTGTAAGAATCCGTTCACTACGCTCTTCATTAAGAACCGAGAACCCCTGAATAACAAAATTGTCCGCATATCCAGCAACCTGATTGAACTGAGAATAGGGAATCTGATGCGAAGTTACTTCATCCAAAAAGTATACATACTCCCAAGTTTGACCCTCTTTATCATAATTCCATAATTGAGCAGCCAGATCCTTATTATGAAGCTTATGTGTTACTACTCCAGAACCAAACACATGACCATTGGCGGAAAATAAAGTAACGTCTCCTACTTGAATTCTGCCCCATTTATTTACGTTAACGTCGCCTTTCCCAGGAGTAACTCCCCAAGTTGGAACACGTCCGTCTGGATAAAGATTCTGAATCAATTCTAAATCCTCAGCTGTTAAATAATCTGCAAGAACCGACATTTGTACTGGGGATTGTATTGTATTCTCATAATGTTCACGGGCATCTTTGTTTCCAGATGGTTGCAATATGACTTTCTGCATGAGCTCCTCCTACAGTTCGGTGTATTTTCTGTTGGAACCAAACGCTTTATCAACCGGATACTTTGCCGCATTTTTCTTCAATTTATTAAGTACGGCTTGTTTTGGATCAATTCCAAGATCGTGACACATTAGCAAGGCGTAGTACATTACGTCTGCCAACTCATCTTGAATCTCGTCTCTTTTCTGATCTACGGCCTCTTCACTACTTTTCCATTGAAACAGTTCAAGAAGTTCGCTTGCCTCTAAATTCAATGAAATAGCAAGGTCTTTAGGATTATGGAACTGACTCCAATTCCTTTCGTCTCTAAACGCGACGATTTTATCGATTAACTCATCCAATGTTATTCACCTCGTCTCATGTTTCGACAAAAAGGAAAGCATTACCTTTAAATTTTACAAACAATAATAACAGAGAATAGTTTCAATAGAATTACTATAGATCACAATTCATCCTTCTGTAGCTCAATATCTATTTCAATTAGCTTCTTCAGGTCATCCACCGTCTTAATCTCAATCCGGCCGTCCTGAAAGTCTTTGACCCATTTAGCTATGCCAGCCTTAACGATCTTCCGGTACTGAGCCTTGCTTTCTAGGATACCAGCCATAACTTCAAGCTCATGCTGCAATAAAATTTCATCTTGTGTTCCCATTTACGTACCCCTCGACTTTCCGTTATGATGGAATGCGAGACAGCGGATGTCTGAGAATGCCACGCGTGGCGCGCCGCTGTCTCAGCCGGGGGATACCCTGGGTGATGGGGAGGACGTTAGCGCGTCCTCCTTTTAATTTGATCAAAAGAAAAACCGCTCAGACAGAGCGGTTAGATTTATCTATATTCTGGTTTGTGTTATTTCCTCAACTCTATAGTTTGTTATATTTTCATTATCATCACATGTTACGTAAATTCTACTGTTGCGAGTTTGCAAAATCACCCTCGTAAGACCTGTTTCAACATTGGTGTTCACGTCAGTAATTATTGAATTGAGTTGATTCTCACCTGTCAACTCAGAAATACTATCGATCAATCTCGCGCTGTTAAAAGACTTATGCCTCTCCATAGATCCAATCTCATCGGTGAATTTCCTATAAACCTTAAGAAATAATGGTTTTATTATATCCCAGGTAACACCCCCGGCAATAGAAGATGCAACAAAAAATAAAATAGCTTCTCGGTAATCTCCAGAACCATTATCATAAGAACGTTTTTTATGTCCGACAATATCACATTTCATGCCGTTTTCATTTAATTCATTTATTAAATTCGGAGCCAACTCTCTAAAAACTACATCCTGAAGTTCAACTATTAACCCTTCCTTAGTAATTTCTACACCAGCGAAAGAATAATCTTCATTTTGTTTGTTTCGGAAATGACTGTCAATCCATCCTCTAATTAATCCGACCAGACTCCAATCCGCCTCACCATCAGTTGAAAAAATAAGGAATATTTTAATGGTATGGAGATTACCAGTTGAATCTATATCCATTGACACTCCATCACCTTTTTTCATCATTATTGTTCTATATAAGTCACTCTCCATTTCATGAGTATATTCTTCTGATTCATAAAGCCCTTTGAAATCTAAATTATCATGAACCTCAAAATTGTGACCAAAATCTATAAATCTGTAAAAAACTTCAACACTGATAATGTTCACATAATCTCTCCTCCGCAAATTTGTTTGCAAAGGAGATTCTACCATGTTTTTCAATAATACGTCTGCCTACAAGCTCTCATTTAACCATTGCAAATGAATTTGTTCAGCGATCCTCTTCATCATCAACGGCGGGACGCTCATGCCGCATACATACTGTACATTAGCATCCATAAAATCATAATCCGAAGGAAACGTCTGCATACGAACTGCGTCTATATCGCTGATATGCTGCGGTTGATCCGTCCGGAGAAACACAGATGAACTAGCTAAAGTGTTTGCTACCTTCTGATCTTTAAGCAGAATCGTGTTGAAATTGCTCATTTTTCCTTCTTCTCGTTCAGTCACATCGCCCATATTTAAATCTGGTGGACGTCGTTTATGCCAGCGAGTATAGGTCTTGCTGTCTGGATTTATTGGAGAGCCGTCCCCGCTGCGAATATCTCCATATAATATAGGCGGCTCGTTGAATTCCAATTGGAGCGATGGAAAGTTTTGATCCTCCCGAGAAGCGACAAAGAAAAGGCGTTCCCTTTTTTGAGGAACGCCCATAGTAGCTGAATTTAGTAGAAAGAGCTGTGGTTTATACCCAAGCTCTCGAAAGCGAGACAAGACCAGACTAACGAACCCACGAGCCTTACCAACCATCATTCCTCGAACGTTCTCAGCGACAATCACTCGAGGTCGAAGTTTCTCTGCAACGTCCAAGAAATCGAAGAAAAGATCATCCAGTCGCTGCACTGCCTGTCCCTCGCGGAATGCATGCTCCCCACCCCACTTGTCCTCTCGATCTCCTGACATGGAAAATACGCTACAAGGCGGTGAACCATCCAGAATGTCCAGGTCAAATAATTCCGGCGGCAGCTCTGCATCAGGCAGCTCCTTAAAATCCTGAATAGGCATAAGGAATGGATAACGTGGGTTGTGGTTCTGCCGGTAGATTCGCATCATTTGCGGATCGATTTCTACATTGCCCAGCACCGTGTATCCTGCCAGCTTATATCCCATCGTGGATCCGCCGCCACAGGAGAAGCAAGAGAATACCGTCCTTTCATGCTTCGGCACGCTGGCAATATCTGATAACCTCCAATCCCATGCTGGACGACTCATGATACATCCTCTTTATCAAAGACGAATCCGCAACGAGGACATTTGCAGTCAAAGCGTGACTCATCGAATTCACTCACATCTAACTCACGGTTCTGAAAGTCTCCAAGCTGATCGGCAGCCGGCTCAGTGAAGTCAGCAATTAACCTCTCGGCTTCTCCAGCATCAAAACCAGACAGCGTCAGATCCGCCCCACCTTCCTGCAGTTCAATCAGTAGCTGCGCTAGCGCGCCATCATCCCAGCGGCCAGATATTTTATTCAGTGCCAGATTCAGAAGTCGTTCCCGCTCCGGGTCCAAGTTAACTACAGATACGGCCAGTTCCGTACAGCCCTTCTCATTAACCAGGACCTTATAACGCTGATGGCCACCGACCATGTTGCCGGTCTGCTCATTCCAAATGATAGGATCAACATAGCCGAATTCATCCAGGCTGCGGCGAAGCTTTTCATACTCTGGATCTCCGGGCTGAAGGTCTACGCGGGGATTATAGACAGCTGGATTAATCTCATTGACAGGTACAACTCTTATATTCATAAAACCTACCTCCATAAAAAAAAGAGATGGCTATCAAGCTCATCTCTTAATCACAATTTATTATCCAGCTTTTTTATGACGGAACTGGAGCCCCGTTATTTTCGACTTTCTTTTTTGTAATTCCCCCATTAGTCAAATCTGTCGGTGCCCACTGTTTAATAATTGCCCCTTTTTGATCGATTTCAATGTAATTCACCATTTTAATAGATGGATCTCTTTCTTGAACCCCTATCCATTTATAAACAGGGAAATTCCATTTCTTTTCTTCTGGTGACCCTTTTTTGAAATACACATTAACATAATCTAAATTCCATGCAGGCGAATCATTGTCACTCTTATTGACTTCGACATATATAACAATACTATTAATATCTCCTAAAAATTCTTCTGTTCTCAAGAGAAAAAAGTCGGGGTTATTTTCTTTAGCTTCAAGATCATCCATTCCATCTTTATCGAGAAACCAATCACCATCAGTTTTACGAGCACCAACTAACCGGAGAAATACATTCTCATTTGTTCCTGAACCGTAATCACTTTCGGTTTTAACTTCCACTACATAATCAAAAGCCACTTTCGCTCAACTCCTTCTTCAGTATTTTCCATATTGTTTTATAAAGGGGGCCATTATATTCATCATTTTTGAGTTGAGTTGGTTTTTCATCTTTAGGTAGATAGAACCTCAGCGAGAGACGAAGAGAACCAGCCCGCTCTAATCTTTTTCGCGCATCACCACACAAACACACGTTCCTGTATATAAAGCCTGAGAACAGCTCACAGAGGGTCGTTTAAAGGCATAAAAAAGCACCCTAGGGTGCTTTTTACACGGCACTAACATTATCTCCTAGTCTCAATTCATCTTCAGTACCTACGATTGTACCGTTTGATCTTAAATAATTTATAGTAGACATTATTTCATTTTTAGTAAAAATTCTTAATCTTTCAGATACTAAAATGTCATTTATATTCATTCCTCCACTTTTTATAAGCATTAATCCGATTTGTGTCATTATTCTACTGTTGCACCCATGTAAGCTCGAATTCGAAAGTGGCTTACGATTATTTTTCAGTTTTTCATTTTCATCAATAAATAATTTATTCAATTTATCAATAGTAACAACATTTTCTCCATGTTTCTCTTCAGCCATCATTTTCAATTGATTGAGAACACTATCTCGCCAATCTTGCGTTTCAGCTATACTTACAATTAACTCTTCTTTAAGAGCTACAACTTTCTGAAGTTCTGAAGAAAACTCATGTATGAGTACCTTCTCATCTTCAACTGATTTTGAAAGATGCTCAGCAGCTTTTCGCATTTGAAATACATTTTCTTTTTGCCCCGCACTATCCACTATAGTCATTATAATGGCTACTACTGCCAGTACAATTGAGACTGCTGTCGCCCCAAAGTTTAAGTTTTCACCAGCTTTAGAGGAATCGCCTAAAAAGTATGAGATAACAGCTATCAGTATAATTACTAAAATTACACACAAATAAATAAAATCTCTTCTAGGTATAAATTTCTGATCTTTCTGATTAGAGTTCACTTCAAATCCCCTCCCTTCGACATCATATTTCGACGTCTAGGAAGATTTTCCCTTCTGGCAATTTACTCTACAACAAAACTGTGCTGTCCCTTCCCAGCGCCCCCATATGCACCCCTTACACTTAGTTGGCTGCCGAGGCGGATCTTTTAAACGCCGCTGTTGTTGCTTCTTCTTCAAAATAATTCCCCCAATATAAAAAAGCCGCCCAATTAATGAGCGACTTCGGAATATGTATTCAATTCAATTGTGCAATAAATCCGATCTATAGAACGGCGTCCGCTCCGCATCCGCAGCAAATGCGCTACGCTCTTTGCTTAAAATCTTTACGGACTTAGTAACAAAGGAGGACAAGACCATTTTACAAAGCTGCTGAAATCGAAGTCAAAAGCGCCAACAGCGATTGCTGACAATCAACACTAAAAATCCCCCACCACACTCCGCTATGCTCACTCTTTTATATTCGAGCAGTAAAACAACTGAAGGAGCATAGCCAGAAACTCTTATCAGGAGTTCCCCTTTGCTCGACGCCTCCCGGTTAGCCCCTCAGTTGCTATACTCCAGAAATGGGGAGCGAGAGGAGGTACGCTCCGGTTAACGCTACATTGCTGCAGCCGTGCGTGTCACTCTCGCTTGATTTCCACAGTACAAATATATCATGCTCAAAGCCTAACGAACGGTCATTGTTCGGTCAAATAACGGTCAAATAACGGTCGGAAATGGGCGCGCTTTAAAATCTCTCGAATTTATTATTGTCTTTATCCCACTCGTCTTGAAACAATATAACGCCCATCTTATCAAAATATTCTTGTAGATGTTTTTTTATATAATCTAATCTTTTTCTGGAATAAGAATTGTACAACAGAAAATTTTTCATAGGCCAGAAATCCAAAAGTCTCTTTTTATTATCCATAACCTTGAAAAGAGAAGGAGAATTAGTTTTACCAATTACACTCATAAAGAATTCATACTCCTCAATGTCCATGTGAATAATGCATCGGATAGGTAATTCTGATATCCCATGAAAATCATCTTGAATTTTCTTTTCAAAATTGGGGATAGTTGGTACAATCCCAAGTGTTACGACAACTAAATATATTTCCTCAATTCCATCCATTATTTTATGTTTTCTGTCTTGTAATTCTTTAATTCTATTGTGTAGCTGTTTAAATGGCTTATTAATCATTTTTTCAATATCAGCTTCGATGGACTCTTTATCATTACTTACTATGGAATTCATGCTAAGCCTATAATTTTTTGCTTCAACTGCTAATAGCTTTGTTCCTAACTTTATCATGGAGTCAGGAGATTTGTTATGACCATAGGAAAATTCTCCAATATATTGATATGGCAACTTGCTAGCATTTATAGCATTTTCAGAAATATCATCAATATACTTTTCAAAACAGCGTCCAATAAAACTTATGACTTGAGTATCTTCTTTTTTGTAACAGTGTCTAATTTTATAAAATAGCTCAGCAAAAGCTTGTTCTTCTAGTAATTTTAGGCTAATGGGAAGATAAAAACCATTGGGCAACTTAATTAAGGGTTTTTGTTTGAATTTTGAGAAGTTCCACGGCTCATTAATATGCATCTGAGCCCAATTTTTCGCTTCTTCAACTGTCATTGATAATTCATTTAGAACCATTTTAACATTGTCATAATTTTTAAACTTTGAAAAATAATCTTCACCTCGTGCGAAATTTGGATCAATAGTATTTTCCCCTTTTTGAAAGGAAGCATAGATACCTTCAACAATAGCTAAGTACTCTAGAATTGAAAATCCATACTTTTTTTCAAATTCACCGTTAATATCCATATATTCATTTTTCTCAAAGAATTCAGGATTTTTAGCTATATAATCATATATTAAGGCAGCTCGCGTGAGGGATGATCCAATATCATGATTACTGTTAAACGCCATATTGGTAAACAAGTCGTAGTAAATCTTTTCAAAATCTTCAGTATAATCAATATACTGATAGTCAGAGACTATTAAGTTTAGATATATTACTAAAAATGTTCCTCTATCAATCTCTACCTCTTGAGTTATCTTATTTGCATCTCCATACGCTAAAATCCATTTCCACACCGACAATAACCCTTGAGGTGCATATAAAACTTGATCCTCAAGTTTTTTTGATAACTTCTTAAAATCCACACTTGAACTATCGGATAAGAAACGAATAAATTGATTCTTTATTCTATTATCATTTCTATCTATAAAATTCATCTGGGAAAGGACAGTCAACATGCCACCCATTGGTAAATCAACTATCCATCCCTTTAGCTCTTCGATATCGTACAATCGACCAAAAAGATCGCTGTAAGTACTATATACTTGAATATTTTTAATCTTTTTCACAAAAACCTGCCCCCACTTTATATTTAACTATAGGTATTCGACAGTATTCTAAGATGCACCTTTCTAGTAACCGTCAAGTTGCTATCGTTATCCTATTAGAACTTCTATTCCCAAAGCGCATGCTATTATATAAATCGCTCTCGACTTTACCCTTCGATACTTCCGCTCACTCATGCCTAGTTCACCACACAAGATAGAATCATATTCATCCTCATGCTCCAGATAACGTAACTGTATGATCTCCCGCTCAGCCTTCTTAAGCCGCCCCATTGCCAGATCCAAAAGCTTCGATTGTCGCTCCAGCTCTGCTTCCCTATCCGTATTCCATATAGCTATATTCTCCGTCGTCTGGCTGATCGTATTTGTTGATCCATGATAACGGGGCTCCGGACTGGCCGTAAGCGCGGCTTGGCGTCGAACAAAGCCGATCTGTCGATATACACGGACCATTTCCAGATATTCCTCCACCCGGCGACGGGTCTCTTTTTCGTCGATCGGGAGGATGTCAAAAGCCAATTGGATTGCTAGTTTGTCACTTTTCCCCATGATAATCCCCTCACTCGTGGTATAATTCGAATGAAGGTATTAGATTGAACCCCCGCCCCGACCAAGGATATGGGGGTCTTTGCAGATTCTTGATTTCCATCAGTAGCAAAGTTTTTGTCGCAGTTCAATTCAGTCTATTAACGTTTGCTCCGCTTTCTCTCCCCCATTTTCTGAATAATATCAGCCAAAATCACACCGCTCCGCGTGAGCTCAGCATCCTTTTGAATAAGCCCTTTTTTATTCATAGTTGCGAGTTGCCCTCGGGTAACCAGGATCAAGTTATCTGGATCAAAGTTACGCCTACTCCCATCACCGAAGATGACAGCATGTCCCTTCGGAACAGGGCGGTTTTGACGCTGCTCCCATACGATCAGATGCTTCCCACGCCATTTATTCGGGTCAGCGACCTTGATATCAACATAATCATCCCCATTGACCCTCTCGGAGCCTACTGGAACATAATTGTGCGGCTTATGCCCCTTCTTGAATTGAGTCTCTTCGCCGCCGGTCCATAACTTCTTCTTCCCTTTATTGAGTGGAATGTTTCCCCGTTTTATCCTGGCATCGATGCCACTCTTCAAGCTATTGTTTTTAATAAAGGCTCGCATTTGCGAAGGTTGGATCTCCACATCAAACCTCGTATTGAACAATGACGTCAGTTCCATGACATAGCGTCCCTTTATATTGATACGAATAAATTCCTTCTGCTCAGAAGTGAAGCGAAACATTAATCATCCCTCCAGCATCTTAGGGATGGCCGTATTAGCATTAATCCTGTCATCAGATAGCTTTATTGCATCTAGCACAAGGGAACCATTTGCAATAACTTGAGAAGCGACACTTGTTACAGCCTTTGCTCTGCTAATCTCGTCAGCCAGTTTCTCTCCGGTCAGTTCTTCATCACTCAGGCGCTCTAATTGAGCAAATAAATGATTATTTAAATCTCCCAATGTGTTTCGCATAGTCGTCCTCCCACTAATTTGAACTCTACATCTTCCGTCTTAACAATTGTCCGCGACCTAACATTGTTCCATATTATTGAATCTATTCTCCTGAATCTTCGTATTAGATTCGAGGTGATAAAATGACATTTGAAAAAATAAAACTATGGGTAAGAAGAATATCAGGAGTAACATTTATATTCGCAATAGTGAGTTTGATCTTGATAATTTCTATTATGATTTTCTTAGCATTTTTTGATGCCAAAGCAATCACTGATGCAGCAATAATGAATCGACTAACCCTCATACTAGCCGCATTGTCATTGCCAGGTTTGTTTATTCAGTTAATTTCGTTGCTAACTATCAATGAAAAGAAAACATTTACACTAGAAAAAAAGTGTCCTAATTGTAAGCAACTCATTGAATTAAAACTTACTGAAGATTGAACGGATGGGATTTGCTCCATCCGTTCTTTGTATTAGTCCCAGAGAGGGAGCTTCTTAACCCGAACTTTCAACCCTTCCATAGGTAGATCTGGAGTATTAGCGATGTAATAGTCATTGCCATTGTGTTCAACATGAGAGTAAATCCAGCGGCTGTCATCGGAAGGATCAACGTACAAAAATTCAATTGACGCACCAGATGTATAGTAGGCATGTTTTCCAGCTGCGTACCTGCCATCTTTCCCTTTGTGAAGTATCCCTTCTTCAATCACAGGTGCCGTCACTTGGCGTATATACCGCCTAACCTCGTCCAATCTACTGCTAATCTGATAAAACATCCCCCGAAGATACATCTCTTGAGGATTCCCCTGGTTGTATCCTCCCTCATTTTCAGCCTCATTGATCATATTCGTAACCCACTTAATTTGCGGTTCCAGCTTCTCTAGCTCCACCTGTATTAGGTTTTTCATTTCTTCACTCCCCCTTCCTTAATCTTTTTAGCTCCGTCGAATACCGATAAAAGCTCTCTCCATCTCGCTCATCCAGCGCTTGGTCTATCAGTGTCCGAAGCTCTGCAATCCGATGTTTCCGCACTGCCGTTTCCCACACAACTTCGATATATTTATCAATTGCGAGTGCATAAACCGCAAAGATCAAAGCGACACCTCCCTAAGTAAGAGAAAAGCAGCTTACGCTGCTCCTCCGCCACCCTTCATTTTCGTTGCTGCCAGCTTGCGATACGCCGTCCATCTGCTCGACAATTGACCACTTGTCATGCCATTTTCATTGGCAATTTCGCGCCATGTCTTATCTTCATTGATGCGTTTCTCCAGAAGAACAGGGAACGGGATTGGCTGTCCATCATATTCGACTTCAGGAAAGATTGGGCGTTCAGCAAGGATAAAAGCGTCCAGTTCTTCCTTACTTGTCTCATCTGCAGCAGCTTCACCAAGATCAGAGCTTTCACCTTTCAAGACTTGTTCCCTTGATTCATCTGGTTCACCCTCGTTATCTTGGCTGTCAGTTCCAGCTCCATCATTCATCCAATTCGGTTCGAGTTCTGCCCCCTCTGAATGCTCATCAGAACCGCCATCATTAATATCTTCTTCAGATGATTGAATGCCATTAGCGTCTTCTTCCGCATCCGGCTCAACAATCTCAATATCATCATTCTTCTGCTCGCCGCTCGATTCCCCCTCCTGCTTTTCGAAGAGGTCACCTTGATTGGGATCTTCTTCGCCAATCTTATCTGCGCTCATAACGACACCCGAGGCATCAGTTGTGACACGACGGCCAGTGACTTCTCTGTATATATCTCCGTCCTCTTCATCGAAATCGAAAGCAGCCTGAGGATCGCCCAGGAAGACATTGATCTTTTCCCCTTGATTGCTACTGAGGAACAAGAAGTTCTCCTGCATGACTCTCAGTGGCACAAGCAATTTGACTTCAACATCGGCATCTCCGACTTTAATTCCTTTGGCAATAGTTGCACTGAATTTTGCATAATCCTTTATCATATCGATCTTCCCCTCAGTTTTTTATTGGAGTTGCTTAATCTTCACTTCAATGCGCGGACGTGCGCTGTATCGTTTCCTTACGAATGCGTCCACAACTTGGCTATCATCCTTCCAGATGATGCCCTTCAGCGCATCCTTAACACCTTTCAGATAGTTGTCCGCATCAGGCTTAGTCACTGGGAGAATATCACCACGCTCTGCAGCTGCTGCTTTTTTCTGACTGAAGCTCTTAGGTGTAGATCGAAAAGCAGTAACCGCAATTCCGAGAGGTCCTTCCAGCAGTGCTGCTGGCGCGTGTTTACTGGCAGCCAATCGGACATAATCCTTATAATCTCTTGATTTGGCGGGATCATAGGCTCTCGGGAATCCACCGACAGTGCTAAATTTAGGCCGGCCCTGGGCGACCGGTTCTCCGTAAACCGTAAACTGAATCATTGCGTTTCCCTCCTCGATGCTTAACCGGCATCATCGCTGTATCAAGCACGTACACCATGCCTGCCATCGCTCCAGTTTCATCAACAACTACGAAGTAATTTTGCTGCTGAAAGAACGGATCAATTGGCTTGCGCTTCTTTGCGGCCATTTAGATCTACTCCCCTCATTCGTATACCGATTGCTAATTCAAACTCAGCAATGCCTTCGTCCACTTCCGTTGGATCCATGTCCGAAAACTCAACTAGCAGATCCGTACGTCCCTGAGCAACTCCGGTATCTAGATAATGTCGACGCATCTGGTTATACACGTGCCAATAATTCCTCCCGCTCATCAGGCCCCCTTGCGGATCGTCCGCTTCTTCGTCTTCCCATCGACGCTGATCTTGGGGATCAGCACCAGTTCCGCAGGCGTCTCCCGCTCAACCAGCCAATTATCCGGATTAAGCCGACTGGCCCGGATCGTTTCCTTCTGCCGGCGCGTCGGCCGTTTTCCCTGCTTCATCTTCTCCATCCCCCTTGTTCAGCTGCTTCCACTCTTCAGGCCACACATACTGACCGTCAATCATCTGTACGACGATAGAATCGCCGGCATCTGTCACCCGTACCTCGCGGAACATCCCTGCCTTACCGTGAAGCTGTGTATAGCGATAAATTTCCTCTGGAGTGTTCAGTGTCACCGAAGGTGTATGCCAGCCGCCCGGTTCCGGGAAGCAAAACCCATAAAATTGCTCTTCCATATTGGCTCCTTTACTGCGCCCATTGGCGCTTTTCAATGTCTTTCCGTGGTGCTGGCTCACTCTGCGCTCTTTCGTAATTTACAAATTTGTTGTAATTCTTCATGAATACCAGTTCCACAGTGCCTACGGGACCGTTCCGTTGTTTGGCAATAATGATTTCAATGATGTTCTTTTTCTCAGTTTCTTTGTCGTAATAATCGTCGCGGTAAAGGAACGCTACAATGTCTGCATCCTGTTCAATTGCCCCCGATTCGCGAAGGTCACTCATCATTGGACGCTTGTCCTGTCGCTGCTCAACACCTCGGCTGAGTTGGGATAACGCGATAACTGGCACTTCAAGTTCCCGGGCTATTTGCTTCAAGGTTCGGCTAATCTGTGATACCTCTTCCTGCCGGTTCGCACCACTGCGCCCTCTACCCTGGATAAGCTGCAGATAATCAATCACGATCATTCCCAGCTTGCCTTCTTTCTTCAACCGCCGGCACTTGGCACGAATCTCATTCACCGTAATACCAGGGGTATCGTCAATGTGAATATCCGCCTCCGACAATAATCCAACGGCCATCGCCATACGTTCCCAATCATCACCTTCAAACTTCCCTGTTCGCATACGACTAGCATCGATCTGAGCTTCAGCACAGATCATTCTTTGTACAAGCTGCGCGGCACTCATCTCCAAACTGAAGATAGCGACGGTCTCCTTCGCTCGTACTCCGACATTTTGAGCAATGTTCAGTGCAAAAGCCGTTTTACCGACCGATGGCCGTGCCGCTACGATAATTAAGTCGTTTTTCTGGAATCCGGCAGTCATCTTATCGAGATCAGTAAACCCAGACTCAATCCCTGTGATTCCACGGGTTATATCACGGACGTTGTACCGCTGCTCTGCCTCTTCCCAGACCTGCATCAATGCATCTTTGATCCCAATAAACTCACGTACTGGAACCGTCTGGTCTGAGAGTTTAGATACAGCAGTCTCAGCCATTGCAACGAACCCTTTAACATCCTGCTCTTCCCCAGCATTGCGAAGCAGATCTAGGGCCGTATCAATCGCTTGACGACGAAGGAACATCTCCTGTACTCGCTCAACATAGTAGGCTGCGTTCGCTGTTGTCGGCACTGCATGAGCCAACTTCGACAGATAACTAACCCCACCAACCTTGTCGATTTCCTCGCTGTCCTGCAATTGTGAAGTCAGGCTGATCAAATCAATAGGCTGTTCCGCATTGCTGAGACAACGCATCGCTCTGTATATCCGTGCATGTCCTTCGTCGCTAAATTCCCCGCCTTGCAATATATCTGCTGAAGCTTCATAAGCCGACTGATCTATCAAGGCCGCACCTAGTACCGCTTGCTCAGCTTGAAGGTCAACTGGCATTTCAATTCCCGTCGCCTCTAAAAAACCATCGCGATCAAGCATTCGTTTCACCTCGAAGCTTCCGCATTACTGTTTCCCAGTAACCTTCAGGTGGTGGTTTATGACTAGACACCCATTCATCGAGATTGGCAAAATGTTCTGCAGCAGCTTCCTTGCTGCGCTGGCTATCTTGCAAATCTCCCAACCGGCCACGAATATTTGCAATCTTTGGCTCTACCGTTTCAGTCAGAATATAGCGATCTATATTCTCCTGGGCTGTTTCCACCGGAAAATCCTTGAGATATTTATAATCTGCTTTTACCTTTTCGACGGAAGCATCAAAAAACGGGAACTGCTTCTTAATCTCGCGGTAAAGCTGAGCAACTTCAACCACTTCCACGCTTTTTCTCCTCCTCGATGAACTGTTCGAGCTCGTCGATTTCCTGTTGCCGTTGGCTTTTCCGACGCTCTCTTGAGGCTCCCAGGGCGACTGTTCCCTGCTTTGAAGCCGCAGGGGGAGTTAGGTACCGCTCAAGAAATGAGGACAATTCATCCCAGCAGCCATAAATCACGGTTTTGCAATACGAGAACGTCCGGATCTTGTCCGAAGATCTCCTCCGTTTGGCTTTCTTCCGGGCAATTGCCAGGTCGATGAAAAAGTATACGAGATCCAGCGGCATGGCCTCGTTCGCAATCTCACGAACATGTTCCCAATCGGCAGTAACGGAACTGAGTAGCCCGTTATGTTGCATGTAATACTGCTCGATTTGAAGGACACGCTGTTCGACTGTCGGTCTATCAAGATCTATTTGGCCTGTGGAGACGGCACCCACAGCGGCGGTCAGCACCCCGGATCTTGAACTCAACTCTTTTTGATCATCTTCTTCCAAGCCATTAATCCATCTATCAATCAAAATCTTTATAATATCTTTATTAGATCGGAAGTTTTCTTCCGGGTGATCGGAAGTTTTCTTCCTATCTCCATCCTCCAGATCGGAAGTTTTTTTCCTATCTCCATCGTCAGAGTGGAAATTTACTTCCGGTCTATTTTGATATTTTTTTGAGTTCCGAACACTGAAAATAAGTCCATATGGAGCGCGGGTCACTCGTATGTAACCATGCTCCTCTAATCTTTTGATCCAATCGCGGATTGTTCTTCCGGTCACTCCAAAAGTTTCCTCCAACTCACTGCTGCGGATCGGCTTGTTCCCGAGGACAATACCCCAGACAGTTCCCTCTCTTTCCTTCTCCGATGTCGTGGAGCTGATACACCACAGGAAAAGCCATATCGCGCTGCCTATTTGTTTGTAATGTTGTGGCTGCAAAAGCCCTGAGTATGTCGGAAACGGGTAACTGCCTTCGGGCATTCAATCATCCCCTATAAATCATTCATATCAATCTCTATCATCCTGGAGGTAAACGATCGGATATTTCACCCGCTTCACCGTCCAGCCTGGGTAAGCTCGCGCGAAGTATTCTCGTGTCTCCCGCTTAAACTCTTCTTGATCTGCCTTCATCAACTTCCAGATCCGCTCCCCCATCATGCTCTGCATCATAGGTTTATCGTTGATCATCGATTTGCCACCCTAACAAGAGCTCCAGTAGTCTCTTGAATCTCTCTCTTAAACCGTTCAGCGTCACTATTACCGTCAGATAGATGCAGTAACCAAATCTCCTCAACATTACGGGTATCATTGGATTTCAAAAAATCTTTCACATGTTCCAATCCGAAATGTGAGCGAAGTAGCCGTTTCTTTTGGGCAGGATGCAAGCGACCTGCAGTCACCCGTTTATTAACGATATCTAAGGAATAATTGCACTCCACCATGATGTGAGTAAGGTCTTTGAAACGATGCCTGCAATAGTAGGTATCAGTCAGGAAGACTAGTTTATCTCCCTCTGTATTGGCTAGCAGGAATCCTAGCGGTTCCTCCACATCATGCTGAATATCAAACGGTAGAATTGTCCAAGTACCAATCGTGAACTGTTCCAACGCTTTTATGACCTTCAGGCGATGTCCTGTTAACCCTCTAGCAGTTGCCGTGCCTGCGCTGGTGTAAATGTTAATGCCTGTCCTCATAATGTCAGGAGCAGCCTTGCTATGATCTAGGTGCTCGTGAGTGACGAGGCAACCTGCAATGTCCGACATTCTAAAATTAAGTGCACGTTGTATGGACTTATAAGGAAAACCGGCTTCCAGCAGAAGCACGGTATGCCCGTCAGATATGCGATAGGCGTTACCGGCGCTGCTAGAGCCGAGACATTGGATGTCGATCATCAGAACTGCATCTCTTGTTCAAGAGGAGGGACATCGTCAGCAAAATTGTTAGGATCATTACCAGCCTGAGCTTTATTTCCAGTCGGTTGTCGTTTGGTCTCAGTAGTTTTTGACTTCTCTGCTGTTGGAGCTTCAGTAGCCTTCTTATTCGCTGCTGCTTCCGGTGTGATATCAATAATCTCTCCGTTCGCATATTCTGCAATCTCTGCTTCCACCTCAGCTTCAGCAATCATTTCATCCTGTGCCTTGAAATGTTTCATGATCAAGCTACTATCATCGGAGGTGTTCATATAAGCCTTGCATGCTCGATTAATGACAGTACGCTTTGCCATCTCACCAGGGAATTCATTATGCGTACTGTTCTCCTTGTCGGGTCCTTGCTTCGACTTCTTCCATGATTGACGAATCTCACTCATGGTCATAATCTCGGTGTACTCATTACCGTCTTCCCAATAGATCGTGCAGTATGCTCCAATAATCTTGCTATCATCGATGTTTTTAAACGCTGATTTATGCTTAGTGATTTTCTTACGACTGCGAACAATTTCGAATTCAAATTCATCATCCTGGTAGATGATCTGAGCATCGATGTCAGAAGCTCCTGTAACATTCTTTGTGACTGCCATCGTCCCAAAGTAACTCCGCTGGAATGTGAGCTTTGTACCGTACACGATGAAGTAACCTTGTTTCTTAGCCGGATTCAAACCCTGAACAACCATATCCAGCAATGAGTTCGCTATACTATCCTTCGTGCATGTCTCAAGAGCGGGCTTATAATTCTTATCCTGAACAGTTTGAAGGAGCAACCATGCAGATTTCATAGCATTCTCTGGACTGTAATTTGCGGGGAAGTGAATCTCTCCGCGTTCCTGAAACTGCCTTACTTTCTCCGCCACCACATCGACGGTGTCGCGTTTTACTAAAGCAAGTTGTGCTGTACTCAATTAAATCTCCTCCTTAATCGCAATAAGTTCTGTTGCAGTGTGGACAACCAGTAACTAGTTCGGAAGCAGCTTTTTCAAAAGTAATCCCCGATGACTCACGTCCATCGGATTTCCCCTTCCATACATGGCGACCAGGCTCATATATGTTCTGATTACATGACCAACAGTGGCCATTGTTTGGCGCGAAATGAGGAGCTTGGTGCTCCTCACAATACTTTTTCTGGGCATTAATGCTTTCCTGTACGTCGTACATTCAAATCGCCTCCTGTATAGCTGCCGTCTCAATGCGCAGCCGCTTATCTGCTTCACTTACTACCAGTCGGATCACCTGAGCGTCAGTTCCGATCAGCTGCGTCACTGCCTCAGCATTGTCGACAAAGATTGGAGCCGAGAATCCGTAATGCTCGCCCAGCGTATTGATGATGTCCAAACCGACATTGATACGAGCCGCATTGTTGAGCCCACCATCATAAGGAACTCCTCTATAAAGCGTGTCGCAGACTTCCTTGATCCCGCCGTTGATTTGATCCTCAAAGAGTCGAAACCGTGCGATCTTGAATTTACTGTTGATCTTGGCATCCAGCATGCTGACCTTCGTCTTAGTGAATTCCTCGCAGAGGAACAGTTCATGCTGCAGGCGTTCGTACTCTGCTGCAAGTTCCCGCTCTTGTTTCTCTAGCTCCATCACCCGTATCTGCGCCCGGCGGATACCATCGAATTTAGCGAGATCGCGCTCCATTTCTTCAATCTCTAACCGTTGCCGGCGAATTTCGGAACGGGCTGTCGCAGCAGCATCTTCACCTGAAGTTCTCAATACTTCAATCTGCTGTTTTACTTGAGTAGCTTCAGCCTGCTTCTTGACATATTCAGGATCAGTAGCTGGGTCCTTAACTCCTGTACGTAACACAGTCAGCTGATCATCAGCGGACGCGACCTCAGCCTGCAGGGTTTTCAGGGTACTAGTCAGACCTTCAAGTTCTTCCCGTAGCCGAATAATTTCCTGCTCGAATTTCTGAGCTTCAGCCACCGCCGCTTTACCGGAATTATTGATACGCTCCTTACGCTCCGCTAGCCGACGATTAAATTCAGCCTCTGCTTTGTCGTGAGCTGCCTTAATTTGATCTTCTGGAAGTGACTGACCACAGGCCGGGCAATTGGCATCATGATCTTCAGGATGTTCGAAGGTAAGACTCTTCAGCTCAGCAAATTCTGTTCTCAAGCGATCTGCTTCTTGCCGACGATCAGTAACTAAGCGCTCATTCTGCTTGATACGTTGCTCCTTGTCCTCTACTGTACGGCGGTACTTATCCAGCTCGTTATGCATCCGGTTTACTTCATCACGTTTAAGAGCCAACTTATCCAGCACATTGGACTGCATACGACTCTTGATATCGATCAGCTCGCCTTCAATTTCACGAAGCCGTTTTTCCTTAACCGCTGCCTCACCACCTGAAAGAATCCGGGAAAGCTCGGCCTCCCCTAATTCCACCCGATTGCGAAGGATCGCGATGTCTTCCTTGAGGAGCTCTTCATCCAGCTCCGCAACATCCGGCATTTGGCGCTGCACTTCACTGATCCGCACCGGCAGTTCCTTGATCTCCTTGTTAATCACGGTGCAACGAGAAGAAATAACCTTTTTATGTGAGTCAAGGTCGCGATCTCCCAGGATACCTGGTAATGAAGCAAGTTCGTGGTTACCGTGAATGACCTCAACGTCCGTAAGATCACCGCATACTTCTAGCAACGTCTTCCGGCGCTCTTCCTTCTTTAGCTGTTCATTGAAGTAAGAAGGTGAAGTCAATAGTTTGAATAAATCCTCTTTGATGATGGAATCAACTTCGGCGGTGTACTCTCCTTTTTTCACAGGAACACCATCAATGAAGTAATTCGTTTCATGTCCTTCGAACGCGTCCGTCGCAGAACCACGTTTCTTAGTCCACTTCTCGGAGAAGACACGACGGAAAGTGCGTCGACGTCCATCGATCAGGAAAACTCCCTCGACCTCATGCTCCAACTTGTGCTGAAGAACCTTCCCTGCTCCATCCAAACCCTTAATCTCGAAGTCAGCCTTGTTCTGGCTGTCCTTACCGAACAAGAGCCAGACAAAGCCGTCGAACATAGTGGTCTTCCCAGTAGCATTGTCACCATAGACATCAGCGTCCCCGCCATTAGCGGCGAGGACAAGTTCTTTAATACCTTTGAAATTACGGAGCGTCAGGCGCTCCAAAACGATACGTTTCAAGCGATTCCCTCCTCGATGGCTTC